ATGTGTGTGCCTTGTAGTGGACTAATTGCTTGCATTAGATTACTTCCTCGATGAGTTCAAAGTCACCACTCCATTCAATGAAGCGTCCAGGAGTAATTTTATAACTTGGCAAGGCTGCAATTTTAACACGCCAATCTACATCTACACCAATGTTTAATGTTTGTCCTGCCAGGGTTACACCTGCTTCAGGAATAGTGCCACGGTGCAGAGTAATGGTACGACTTGTGCCGCTGCCACGAGTGACATCATAGACAACTTTATACGGATATGCACTGTTGGCTGGCTGAATAATGTCACCGGCACGGAATAATACTGTGCCGTTGCTCAAAGCCTGCACTGTTGAACCTAGGTTAAGCACTAGTGTAGTACCAGTCATGCTGTTGATGGTCATGTCACTGCGTTGTCCTGCACTGAGCACGCCTTGATATTCTACTAACCAGGACATGCCAGCGGCATTACTGAGACTGACCACTGTGCTGGTATGACGGTCAATGAGTTCAATGGCTGTGATCACTGCACGATTGTAACTTAGATCCCAACGATAGGCATTACTGGGAGTGACTTTAAACTGCCAAGGTCTAACTGTGCTGCGAGCCGCAGTTAAAATCTTCTGACTGCGAGTAACAGTGGTTGCTACTACACTTCTGTGATCAATGCTGATTGCTTCGGCATGATCAATAATTGTTTGTAATGACATTATTGTCTTCTCCTTGCGGGCATACTCTTGCGTGTTTGTTCAGTTAGGTTATAAAGGAACTCTGGATCACGGGCCAGCATCTGACGGAAACTTGCTGCATCCACTGCTTGAATGGTATAGTTTACATTGGTGCTGCCACCATTGTTGCCCATCATGCTGAGTTGGTTGTTGGGAACGATGTTGCCAGCACTGCGTGGTATGAATAACTCTGCTCCTCTCTCACCAATAATATATGGACTACCAGCATTAACTGGTCCGCCCACTGCTTTTCCTGGTACCATGGCAGGTAATCCAAAGGATGTTAATAATGAATTACCCATCATTGTAAAGAATTGTGTGGCCTGTGCTTTAAGTTGAATCTTAATTAGATCCTGTATAACACTTCTAGCAAAGTCACCAAACTTAAACTTACCTGTAGTGACAAAGGTATCAATGGCATTGTTCATATTCTGATAGACACTATCAACCATGGCACCTGCCTTTTCAAATTCAGAGACATTATTTAATGCTATTTTACCCAATGCATCTTGAGCACCTTGTAGACCTGTACCAGTTTTTCTACGCAGTGCTTCAGCAGTACGTTTTTCTTCCAGTGCAACCAATGCAGTCAATGCTTCTTTAGTTTTGGCAATTTGTGCGGCTGCATCAGCGTTGCTGATCTTACCCAAATTCTTTTGTTCATTTATTTTAAGTTCTTGAGCCGCTTGATCTGCTGTCAATGACGCAATCTTTTGTGCCAATGCAATTTTTTCAGGGTAAACATTACGCATACTCACCTGGATACTGAGAAGTTTTTCATCTGTGGCCACACTTTGTATCTTAGTATTCAACTCAAATATACTTGCTTTTTGTACATCGGCTGCATCATTGATTCTTTTAGTTCTTGCAGTGGCAGCATTTGAATCTGCTTGTGCTTGTATTCTACCAGCATCAATTCGTAAGTTGTTGGCCGCTACTTCAGTGATTATATTTTTTCTTTGTTGTTCGTCAATATTATCTAATGCATTTTGATAGTCATTGGCATTTTTAAGTTTATCTTCTTCATATTGAACCTGATAACTTAGACTATATCTTTGTGCATCCTGTAACCTTAAAATATCACTTTCTAAATTTAATTGTCTTGATTTAACAACATTATTTAAATTGGCAGTTATATAAGTTTCGTTCTGTGCTTTTTGGAAATCTTTGATACTATTAGTGGCATCCTGATTGGCTCGAACTTTAAATGCTGCGACTTCACGTTCACGACTAACACCATCTTGAGCAGTTTTATCAGCAGCCTGTGCTTCATACTCTTTAATTTTTTCTGCGGCTGTTAAACGTGCAGCCAATATTTGATCATTGGCACGTTTGGCTGAACCAATTTGCAATCCATAACTATTCTGAATTTCTAATATTTTTGCAGCAAGATCGCTGGCACGACTTGCAGACTCTGTTAGATTTTTTTTACTTTCAAGTATTAAATTGTTAACTTTAAATAATGGTTCGATGACCCCTTCAAATATCTTTCTTTCTTTATCAGCATCTTTAATTGTTTCTTTTAACCAGAAACTTGTTTCAGTAATAACTTTTAAGTTTTTCTCTGGAGCGTTATTATCTAATTCTTGTAATCTATTACCTAATTCTCTAGCCTGCTCAATCGATAATCCTAAGGAGGCTGCTAAAAGAATTCCTTTAACTGGTGCTCCCATAATTGATGTATCAAGTTTAGCACCTTGAGCAAGGGCAGTCGATTGAGCGGCTTTATATGCCTCATCACTTAAAAATCCATATTCTTTTTTGACTTCTTTAATTGTTGAAGCCAATTCTAAAAAGGCTTTTCTTTCAGTAACTTGTTGTTGTACTACAAAAAAATCTTTGGCTGCAGAAGTTAGTGATCCAAATTGACTTCCTAATCCAGCAAGTGTGGGAAGATTGGCCAGTTGTGCAGCCTGAAATGCTTTGGTACTCTTTTCAAGATCGCTGGTGCGTTCTTGTAAATCACGCATGTCAAACCCCAGTGCAGATAAACCAACTCTGAATAATGGGATAGCAATGGCAGCCACAGCACCAATGACCGCACCCATGACACCAAATCCACCTAATAACTGTGGAAGTTGCTGACCAAATGCCACGAATGCACTGGTGCCACCTGCAATCTGCACAGCCAAATCTTGTATCTGGAAAGCAACATTTCGAATATTGCCAGAACTTTGTTTGGCTGCTGCGCCGGTTTTATCAATGCTGGTACTCAACTTATCAGCAGCAGTAGAGGCTTCAGTGATCTGAGCACTACCTTCTACCTTAATGTTTAATACTAAGTCATCTACTGTTTTGGCCATCTTAAATACCTAACTGTTTATAAATGTATTCACGCAAAAATGCTATGGTAGGTTTGACCATACCTTGTGGGCTTTGTTGACTCCATCCATTGTCTAACCTTTTTGCATAGGGATAATTTGCATCAATCTCTGTGTTAGATTTAACTGTTTTAGATCTAGCATTTCCTGATCTCACCGGCGTATTTTTTACAAATACAGGATAGGCCACGTTGGTTAGATTTTTAGCATCCAACACCTTTTTAATTTTATCTAATCTATTGACGACATTTTTTGTCATAATATATCCCTGTTAGGCCAAGTTAAAGTTTCTTACGACTTTTGTTTATAATTTCTTGAAGAACTTCTGGTGCCACTTCTGGCGGTTGATCCTTGTCTCTAGTTTGATACCGAAGCCAAGACTCGTATACATCATCAATCATTATATCGTAAGTGGTAGCATTGTCTAGTACATGACTAGGCAGTTGACCGTAGGATCTTGCAAGGTGTCCCACAGTCAACATTTTTACTGTGCTCCATTCACTGGGATTGATAACTTGGCCTTTGATTTTCCCATGTTTTCATTGATCTTTGTCAATGCTGCAACTATGATGTCCACAGGAAGTTCTTCTTCGTCACTCATGGCAGGCTCGCCCTTGGAGTTTAAAATTAGTTGTTTAACTAACTTTCCCAGTTTCTTACTATTGTTGTCTGCTTGACTCTGATAAAACTCAAAGTATGTACTGACATCTAGGTAATCTTTCATCCAGAATATCACTGGCTCACCATAGGCCAAGACAATGTCTTGAGAATCTAATGTGATCTCTAATAGTTCTGGTTTTTTTGCAAGTTCTTTAATAAGCATATCTTCAAATCCTCTCTTTTAAATAATGAATTGCTGCTAACAAGAATTTGATTCTTGCCTGTGCTTGTTTAATATCCCGTTCGGCACATTGAATTTCCACTAGAGCCTTGGCTGATTCGCCTTCTAGACTCTTTAAAATTTCGGCAATGGTTTTATTATCAAATAACATATCTTCAAATCCTCAATGGTATTTATAGAAAAAGGGCAAGGACCCCGAGATCCTTGCCCTATTCTTGTCAATAGTTCAGTGAACTATTATGGGCTTGGAATGACGCCAACAATAAAGTCACCATCCACTTCAATTTGGAACGGTGAAGTCCAAACAGGTGATTGCGAACTTACAGCAGGGGTAATTTTAGTCATATAACCTGTGCCCATGATGTAGCGGTCAGCCACACTATAGCCACTCAAGAATACCACAAAGTCAATTGGTGTTTTCTCGTTGCTGAGGTTGAATATACCTTTTTGTATTGTGCTGGAGCCGCCACCAGTACCAAAGAATGATACTGGGTCCACTACCAATGTACCGCCTACACTGTTGGTTGAAACTGTAGATACTACCTTTTCTGACAGTGTCTGTAGTTCTCGCCATCTAAATGTGCCAGCGTTGTTGGTCACTGTGATTTCTTGCAATGCCGGAATTTCTAATGCCGTGGCCTGTACTGTGGGCGTAGCACCACTAGTAATAAAACTAACCAGTGTAGGTGTAGTCCCTGCGCTTGCTTTGATAATCACGGTAGCAAAGTTGCCAGCGGTTGCTGCGTTAATATATGCCATCGTTTTGTCTCCTTAATTTAATTTCGTGTACACATATTCAAAAGAATATGTAATTTGGTCGCCGTCAATGCTGGTGTCTATGGTGAATGTCTTTGTGTGATAATCACCTAGATTGCCTGCACTGAGTGTGGCTGCTCTAATTGTCGTGATCACTGAGTCTATCTGTGCTGGTGCATTTTTTGCATCAACAGTCAGGTAACCTTGGACCCGGTCAATACGATTCTGAATTGCATCAGCATTCATCAGTGGAATAAGATCCACTAACTCCTGCTGCTCTTGATCAAGATATAGTGTCTTAAGATTCTTATTATACAGTGCTACACCGCTGGTGCTCCAGGGCAGTTCTTGACTGACCTTGAAGCCCGAGGCAATGTTTGCTGACAAATAAGTTAATAATTGACTTCTCATTATCTAACCCTAATCAAGTTTTGCAAACTAGGCTTTTTCTCTGTGGTAGAGATAACTCCGTTGTTATTAAAATCGTACCATGATCCATCTTCCAATAGTTCTTTAAACAACTGGTCGAACTTGTCCTTGTAGAACTGTATCTTCTTGACGTCAGCATTACCATCATCGGTAAAGTCTGCAATCTTGGGCAATACATATTCTGTCAAGGTAAGGTAGACAGACAAGTCTGTAAAGTCTTGCTGTCTAGCCTTAATTCTAAATGGATCAACCACTGGGACTAGTCTTGGATCCCTATTCAAACTTGAATCATATTCAAACTGGCTATCTTTCCACCAGTCAGAGGCCTTGATTTTTGTCAAGACACGTTGTGATCCTTGTTCCAATAAGTCTTCAACTATGACCTCAGTGAGTCCTTCGTTGGCTTCGAATAGACGCTGATCACGAGCAGTGACATCTGCATATTCTGCAAAACTAATAAAAGTTCCCAAAGATGTAATGAATGCCATGATCAGTTCCCGGTCAGTGATTAAGCGTCAATGAATCTAACGCCACGGTTAGCGTCAACTACACCAACACCAGCGTGTAGGCTGGCCACGATGTCGTTGCCAACTGCTGCGGCACGACGTTGAACTTCCACATCCACATTCTTGAACATGGCAATACGAGCAGCGTCGGCGCCCATGACAAGTCCTTTAAAGCCTGTGACACCAGTTAGTGCCGCAGTTGCATATGAACTTTGGAACATACGAACGCCAGCAATGGTACCTAAGAAACCATTCTGTAGTGCTTCTGTTTGGAAGGCACCACCTGCTAGGTAAGCACCAGAGGAAGCAGTTGTGATGCTCTTTAATAGAACAGCAGCCTGTGTTGGACTGATAATACCAATCAATGGACCGTATTCGCCTGCACCACGGATAGTGGCCACAGCATCAAAGATATCGTCTAAGTCAATGGTATTGACGTCGGCACTGGCTGTTAGATTGGTTGCCAAAGTTGTTAGAACATCTAAGTCGAATGCTTTGGTAACTGCTTGACCTAGTACACGACCTAATTCCATAGGATCGATGGCACCTAGATCACGTAGTACATCACGTGCGGCATAGATGTTGGCAGTGACCGTTTTGTTGGTGCTGCCAACGCCTAGAACGTTGAAGTCATCAACAGCATGACTTGCTGATGTCAACTTCTGTGCTGTGACACTGCCCATGAGGGGTAGTTGTGCAGTGATTGAACCTGCTGGGACATTGATTAAAGGAATCAATGATCCGCCTAAGAATAGTGAACTTTCCTGAGCAGCGTAAATTGTTGCTGCTTTGGTGTTGACCATGAACCCGCCTAAGTCGTAGGCGGTATTTCCTGCTGAATATGTAGCCATTTGTTATCTCCGTAAATTTTTAGTAACGCCCGGCCTGTTTGGCCTCGGCAAATAGTTTTCTGTGATCTGGGCGTGTCATGTCTAACTTTGAGAAATCTAATGGTTCTGGAACACTTTTATTAACATTGCTGTTAGTATGAGTAGTGGCAGGTGTTGCTCCTACGAAATGAGGGTTGTTGTCTAAGAACTCTTTGACATACTTGTCCACACTATATGGACTACCATCATCATCATAACGAACTGTGCCCTTGCTGTCTATAACTTCCACTTCACCATCTCCATTTAAACGGAGATTGCTTTTGAGTAAAGTCTTGACCTGCTCAGGATTCACACTGCGGTACTTGGCTGCCAATGAAACCAATGGCTGTTCTACCTTAAATTCTCTAATTAAATTATCACGCTTTTCGATCTCGGCATTTTTTGAGGATGCCATTTCTTGCAGAATCTTTTCAAATTCGCCACGCTTGATCTGTTCTTCTTGCTGCTTTTGCTGCCATGAAGTTTTGATTGTGCGTAGTTCTTCTGGGTCACCTAGATCTTCGTAGGGTTTCAACGCTTTTTTGGCCACTGTAGTTTTCATACGTGCCATCATATCGTTGACCTCACTTTGACTGTAAGTGCGTTCTGCTTGTACCTGACTTTGTTCGGTGGCAGTGTCAGTGTCTGCTTCATATGCCGATGTTTGTGATGAGTTCATCGTTTCTCTCGCCTCCGTTTGAGTATTGTAAGTCTATTTATAGCATTTCTATCAAATGCTATATTTAATTACTTCTTTCGACTTGATCTAGTGAATTTGCTTTTTAAAGCCCGAGGAGCACTGGCACGAGCACTTGAGTATGCCATGGCCACTGCTTGTTTAACTGGATGTCCAGCCTTGACTTCTTTGGCAATATTTTTAGATATTGTTTTTTTACCATAACCTTTTTTCATTGGCATAATTGTTCTCCAGGATTATTTGTCATCGCTTTCGCCACGGGCTTCTAGTGTATAGCCAGCAGCAATGGCATCAATGTGTTGTTGCTCTGTGGCCACTTCTATTGTTGCACCAGTTGTGGGATTCATCATACTATGAATGTCGTAGCCTGTGGTCATGGCCAAATCTTCTAATTGTTCATGCTCGGGTCCTTCTAGATCCAGGGCAGTCATAATAGCCCATTCAAGAGTTTGTTTCTTCACTGGATCTTGAACAGCATTTAAACTATCAATATATTGTTTGACATCGTTGCCTATGTCACGTACTGAGAAACCATCAGGATAATCAATTTCGCCATCCCAAGTATAGCCTTGATACTCGCAATAGAATTGCCATAGTTGTTCTTCAGCCAGTTCAATATTATCAGCCATTTCACTGAGACGGGCATTTAAAAGTTGAAACTCTACTTCTCTGCTGACGCCACTCATTTCTCTTGCTTCAGTGGCACGAATGCTGCCTGTGTTGGCCATCTTGTCAATGCTGTCAGCAGTGTGATTAATGGCAGTATAGATACTGCTAATGTCACTGCCTGTGAACTCCAGCACATAAGGCTTTAAGTTGGGATCAAGGTGTGCGGGCATGTGGATCACTGATCCTGCTCCGCTGCCTGCTTCTGTGTCTTCTGTTTTGACTAGACTGGGGTGCAATCCCAGTCTCACCGCCTGTTCTGCTTCAGATGTCATGTTGTAGATAAAACGCTGTGCATCTGCCAAATCATTTATGGTTGATAAACCTATGCCACGCACTGGACTAGTCTGTGCATATAAAATCACTGCTGGGATGCGACCCAGTCCGTTGACTTCTTCCACAGTGGCCAGTATTGTTTCTTTTTTGTGATTGACTTCTGTGGTACATACTCGATCAACATACCATTCTTTAATCACTGTGGTGGTGTCATTGACATCTTCCACATACTTGAGATATGTCAATTCATAACTGCCATTGAGTCGACGACTCCAAGTCCAATCTGTGACACTCAGAGGAGTCAATAGATTGAGATACGGTCTAACACCCTGTGCTATTTCATCTGCACGAGTACTGGCGCCAATATCTGGTTTGCTCATGATCAGCCAACTGTGACCAAATACATTGGCCCAGGTCATGGCGTGTTTCATAAAACTATCTAAGTCACGACCTTCCCAGTCGCAGTCTTCAATAAAACTTTCTACTGTGGGATCACTGTTTGCACTGCCCAAGTCACGTTCAGGCTGTATTCTAAACAAGAAACTAATGTAGGTTGCAATAATTGATTTGCAATGATTCTCTAAAGGTGTGGTGCTGAGTCGTTGACTGTATTCATTTTCTGATTCCAACACATAGCGTGTTAGGTACTCACCTTGACGATACTCATCACCGCCCACGAAAGAATTTAATAAAAAATTCCAGCGATTTCTATTGCGAACATGTAAGTTGTTCGCACTCATAATGTCAGCGTATTGCTGTTGTAGTACTTGATCCATATGGTGTCTCCGGTTTGATATTTATCTTTATTAGCGAATATTATGACCCCAACGCTGTGGTTCAGGTGTAGACCTTCGCACAGTGATTGG